TTCTCTTTCTACAAGGACAAGCTTTTCTTCATAATTATTTGATTCCACCAAATAATCGAAACGTTTTTTTGCTTTTTCGTAACTTGTTGTTGTAAATCTGTAGGGAATTCCTTGATAACTCAATGGAATAAAAAGTTTTCCGTTTTTCACCGTTCTGATTGAATATTCTTTCTTCATGTCCTATCCTTCTTCCTCCCCGTCATGCCGATAGGACAGCGTTTTTAATTTTGGTTTGTTGTGTTGTTTTGTTGTCTATGGTTACATTATACTGACCTTTGGTAACTTTGTCAACTCTTTTTTGTTGCCTTTGGTAACTTTTTTTCTTGACTTTGACTTTTTACTGATATATAATGTAATCAGAAAGGCGGTGAATAAATGTCTTACGGGAAAAGAGTATTTGATCTGAGAAAGCAGTTAAATTTAACTCTCGAGAAATTCGGTGAACCACTAGGAGTGACTAAGACTGCGATCTCTAGAATAGAGAAAGAAGAACGTACAATAACAGATCAAATGGCTAAAGCCATATGTAGAGAATATGGAGTGAACGAAGAATGGCTATTATCTGGAACAGGCGAAATGTTCAAGCAACCATCCGATGAAATTGGGTATTATGTAGAAGATTTACTGGAATATGACGGACATGGAAATCCTTTTTACGATATGATCATAGAAATGATGAAGAAATATCAAGAACTGGATGAAAAATCAAAAACTGTTATACGAGAGTACTTCAAAAGCGTAGGTTCTGGGTTAAGTGAAAAAAGGGAAGACTAAAGTCTCCCTCTTTTCTCCAGATACCTATGTAATATCGAAACAAGCTGCTTAATGATTCTGTAGTCGTTACCATTCAGCTTGGATAACAAGATATTTAATTCGTCCATCGTGAGTCCCTCCTAACTGCAAAAACACTTGTTCGAAATTCCTGAACATATAATACTATCTCAGGGAACAAAAATCAATATTTTGTTCGAACATTTGTTCTGCTATTTTTTGGTACTTATGTACCTCTCTATTAAGTAAACAACCTAAAACATGGAAACTTACGCAAAAATGGACAATCGTCCCAGATCTGGGACACTTATTGATATGGAGAGTCGATAAGGTCAGAAATCCGGACTTTTAATCCCTTGGCAAGCAATTCCAGTGTGTCGGCTGTCGGTGATATTTCGCCATTTGCAATACGACTGACGGTTGATTTTGATACTCCGGTTGCAATGGATACTTGCCGAGTAGATAGGTTTTTATCGAGCATGATCTTATCGAGTAGTATTTTCATAATATTTTAATTGTAGTATATTCCCAATTTGGAAACTACAGGGAAATACTGGAAAAAGATATAACTGCTTCGGCGTTTATATATAGTGGTGTGAGGTACAAAAGGAGGAAATTATGGAGTTTATCGAATCTATTAAACAGTTTTCGGAGCGTGTATCACTAATGAAAGATACTGTATCTACCGAAGAGGCAACAAAAATGTCTTTAATCGTCCCTATGTTTCAGATACTTGGGTACGATGTATTCAATCCGTTAGAGTTTTGCCCGGAATATACAGCGGACGTCGGCATTAAAAAAGGTGAAAAGGTTGACTATGCAATTTTGGATAATGGAGAACCAAACATTCTAATTGAATGCAAAAGTTGTTCCGAACAGCTAGATAAACATTCTTCACAACTATTCAGATATTTTGGAACGTCTCCTGCCAAATTCGGCATTCTGACAAACGGGATTATATACAGATTTTACACTGATTTGGAAGAAGCGAATAAAATGGATCTGGTTCCATTCCTTGAAATAAACATGCTCAGCCTAAAAGACTCTTCCATGAATGAATTAAGGAAGTTTTGCAAGGAAAATTTCGACAGAGAAAAAATATTCAGCACAGCTGAAGAGTTGAAATATAGTTCGCTCATAAAAGGTGTGTTGTCAGATGAATTTGAATCACCATCAGAAGAATTTGTAAGGCTTGTACTCACGAATATATATGACGGACAGAAGAACCAAAGAGTGATAGAAAAATTCACTCCTGTTGTAAAAAGGGCATTCTCCTCATTTGTGAATGAAATCGTGAATAACAAGATATCTTCTGCTTTATCAAAGGATAACGATGATGAAAAAACAGAAACAGAAGAAATCACAGAAGAACCCGTATCAAAAATCGTAACTACGGAAGAAGAAATTGAGTCATTCTACATTGTAAGAGGTATGCTCGCTGGAGCCGTAGACGTTAACGATGTAGTACATAGAGATACAGAGAGCTACTTCGGAATCTTGTACAAAGATAATAATAGAAAGCCTATTTGTAGGATAAATCTCGACAAGAAAAACAAACAATTATTCATTCCGGACGAAAATAAAAAGATGGAACGATTTTACATCGACACGCTGAATGATTTATACAAATACAAAGACCAGTTAATTGAAGTTGTGAAAAGATATGTAGAGCAGGAGAAATAAAAAACAAATTGTAAAGCGGGAGAAACTATATTATGAAAAAGAAAATTGTGGCAATATTATTAGCTGGAACTATGGCATTATCCATTACAGCGTGCAGCGGAGATAAGGAGCCGGCAAAAAATAATGAACCCAAAGCTGAAAAAGTAGAAAAAGAACCAGAAGTCGAAGTAACATATCAGAGTATCCTTGATGATTACACGCAGAAGATCGCTGATGCTACCCCAGGACTTGTGGAAGAATATAATAATGAATCTGCAGCTATCGCAGGCGATTTGAACGCGCTTGCTGAATTATCAAATAGCAAAGTAGGGAAATTAGCCGAAATTTCCAACCAGGGAGTTTCCGAAATGGCTACACTGATGCAGAAAAATGGAGACGAATATAGTGTTTACGAGGAATGGTCATTAAAGTTAACTGATGTGTATACACAGTACGCCGCACAAATCACTGATGCATATACCGCTTCTGCTGCCGGAATGAGCACAGAAGACATAATGAATTCATTAAATTCTTTAGGAGAATAAAATAAAACCGCCCCTGCGCCAACAGAGACGGTCTACGAGATATGTTAAAAAAGAAGGTGAACATATGAATGATTTTGACGATAAATTAAATGAAATACATGACCGAGTTCTCAATAAAGCCTTGACAGAAGAAGAGCAAAATAGTTATACAGAATCTTTGTTTGAGTCTATTAAACACATCAATAAATATGGTCAAGAGTTTTGGTATGCCAGAGAAATGCAAAATGCACTTGAATATAGCCAATGGCGCAGGTTTGAGGAAGTAATCGTTCGTGCGAAAACAGCCTGTGAAAACAGTGGAAATGCTGTATCTGAACATTTTGCCAATGTTGGCAAATCATCACCTATGCCTAATGGCGGCGAACGCATTATTGATGATTATAAACTTTCCCGCTACGCATGCTATTTGATTGTACAGAATGGTGATTCTAGAAAAAAAGTAATTGCACTTGGTCAAACCTACTTTGCAGTGAAAACCAGACAACAAGAGCTTATTGATAACTTTGATACTCTTAGTGACGATCAGAAGCGTCTTGCAATCCGGTACGAAATGGCTGAACATAATAAAATGTTAGTGGACGCTGCCAAGAATGCCGGTGTCGAAAGTTCTCTGGATTATGCTATCTTTCAGAATCATGGATATCAAGGTCTATATGGTGGTATGACTGCCAAAGATATTCATCAACATAAAGGACTCAAAAATAGCGAAAAAATCTTAGATCATATGGGATACGAGGAATTAGCCGCTAACCTTTTCCGCGCTACTCAGACTGAAGCAAAATTACGTCGTGAAAAGATTCAAGGAAAATCCGCTGCGAATCAAACTCACTATAATGTTGGAAAGGAAATACGTGATACCATTTCTCGCTTAGGAGGTACTATGCCTGAAGATTTACCTACTCCGGCAAAAAGTATTAAACAAATAGAACGAGAACAGAAAAAATTATCCGAAAAATAATAAAAAACCGCCCCAGTGCTACCAACGCTGAGACGGTCAACATATCCGAAGATATGCGATTAAAATCCAAGAATATTGTATCATCTTC